TCTGTCTATACTGAATAGATCGTTATCTTTATTAAACTCTGGTAAGTCTCTTACCATTTTTCGAACTCTCTTAGTCGACTTTACTTTTATAAACTTATCCTCAGGATGTCTTTTCTTGACATAAATTTTCCCATCTACCTTACGTTTCTTCGTAACTACCTCATTTCCAACTGATGTTCCATCAAGGAAACAGAAGTCTAAAGAGGGCATCTCATGCCACTCTTCTTCAATAGGGCGACAAGAAACTTCGAGAGTTGTTTTTCTCGATTTAATGGTAGGGTCATACCTGGTAAGTATATCGGTAAGCTGCGCAGAATACTCAGCGCTCTGATCGATGGCATTACTTTTTGAAGGTAAGTCACTAAGATCGCGGTATCGTTCAAACTGCAATAACGCAGTTGCGAGTTGAGTAGGGGTAGCACTACCAAATGGCAATCCCAAGCCCCCAAGGTGTCGAGGAAGCTTCCAAGAGCGGAAGGATCCTTTAAGCTTTTGTTCCATATAGGAAAAGAAAAGAATTGACACTCTTTCCCTCTCTTCGGCCGTAGCACAACGTAAACACTCGTCGAGCTGATCACAAATAGGCATAAGCGATTCATATTTATCTTTCGATTTTGTAAGTAAATCTTGTTTTTGTACTTTTGCTTGTCCACGAACTAGCCCACTATTTAATACAAACAGTTCCTTTAATTCGGAAACATGTCTGAATGGTCCATTTTCAATAAAGCTGGCAATATAACTAGTTGAATTTATATTGACTAACAGCTCAGAGCAATAATTCTTACCGATAGATAGACTTAGTCCACAAGAAGTGCAGACTTCAGCCCATATCTGGTAATGATCAGGGTTTGAGACAAAGGTTATATCATCACCATTGATTAATGGTCGGTAATGATCTCGTACATAGTCCCAGGAACGTTCAATGTTCTCATATTTACATACGCTCTCCCATAACATCGCCGCATTAACGAGGCAAAGTACAGGAAAACTCGTAGGTGAGCCCATCAACTGTCCCCATAACTGGAGTACTCTCTCCTTATATTCCCAACCCTCGCTTCTGACTATATAGTCATCTAGTATTGTGAGTTCGGGATACTCGATTCGATGCGAACCAAGCGTCAATTGTAAAATTTTTACCCAAAATCCTTCTAGCAAAGTATACTTAGCTAGGGCAGTAATAAACTTTTTTGGAAGTCGAGGATGCATATTATCTGTAGCATTCTTAAAATCACCAGATACAAAAAAACATTTTAGGAACTTCATCCTTTCTCTTCGTTCTTGAAAGAATTCAAGAGATACGAATTCGACATGTTGATAAACACTACGAATATCGTCAATATTGTGTCTTTTCCCAATAAATCTAAAAACATCATTCTCATCTCTGAGCTGATGATGGAGTACCGGTTGGATTAAACGTCCAAACTGGTATATCTCGGCATTACCACACGTAACTCCCCTAACTTTAAAGGGTTCGAGTATCATGTGATAAGTAGCCTCTACGATTTCGGAATTAAGAATATTGTTCATAGAAGATTCCTTTATTTTGTCAATGTCAAAACCGAACGAGAAGATAGGTATTTCCTGATCTCCAGCGTAAAGTGTTGCACAATGACTAATTGTATCTGATACTTTGTATGATCTTTCAAAGTATCCATAACTTCCTTTTTGGTTTTTTGGTGGATCAAAGCGATCCTCATAGCAAGCTGATAAACTAGGACTTCTCCAGTGTTTTATACTGTCG